GCTCGGCACCCCGTTCGCATCAGGAGGGGAAATGGACATCTGGAAGAGACTGAAGAAACTGGGGCGCAAGGGCGCTGCTAAAATCAACGTAGAGGCACATCCCAGCCTCGTAGAGCGCGCCATCGTCGTAAGGTGGGGGAATACAGCCACAATCAAGCGAACCCCGCTCAGAGAGCGGGAGAATGGGGAAAGCGAGTGAGCGAACAGAAGTTGAGCAGCAGGCAGGTCACGGTCGGCACGGCTGCGACCCCTCTCGGCGAGGGCCTAGTCACTGGCTCTGAGTTCCACCTGTACGACACCGCATCCGGCAATCAGACGGTGTTCATTGGCGGCGCCAACGTAACCACGTCCAACGGGTTTGAGCTGCACAAGAACACGCACATCACCATTCACATCCCTGAGAGGGTGCAGTTGTATGCTGTCGCAGACAATGCTGGCGCCGTGGTCAGCGTCCTACAAGTCGGAGGCATCTGATGTCATACGCAACACTCGCAGAGTTCAAGAGCGCAATCGGGATCGGCACTGCCGACGTCACCGATGACACCGCGTTGCAGTCGGTGCTTGATGCAACCGACGCGCTGATTGACCTATACACCGACCGCAAGAACGGATTCGGCACCGCGACCGAGACGCGCTACTACACCGCGACCGACTACCAGTACGTCCTCGTGGATGACCTCGTGAGCGTCACCACGCTGACGACAGACGACGATGCCAACGGCACCTACGAGACCACGTGGACCGCAGGCACCGACTACAACCTCGCGCCAGGCAACGCAGCGCTGGATGGATGGCCGTACAACGAGATTGACGTCTCGGTGACGTGGCCGCGCAACTTCCCACGCGACGTCTATCGCGGCGTGAAGGTGGTCGGCGTCTTCGGATGGCCGTCCGTGCCAAGCGCCGTCAAGCAAGCCGCAATCATTCAAGCCGGTGCAGTGTGGTCAAGCCGCACCTCGCCGTTCGGCGTGATCGGCTCACAGGACCTCGGCGGCATCTTGCGTCAATCGCGCGCGCTGCATCCTGAGTCGCAAGTATTGCTGGAGGCATACCGACGACGTGAAGGTCTAGCTCGATGAGCTTCAATGACCGAACGATCATCGCTGGACTCGCCGCGCACCTGACCGCGAAGACGCCACCAACTGGCTACGTGCTTCGCACGGTTCACGCATTCCCACCTGACAATCTCGCGGTGGTCCCAGCGGCGGTGATCATCCCAGGCGACGACTCCATCGCATACGGCGCAGCGAATCGCCAAGTCGTGCTGACGCTGAACGTGGTCATCTACATCCAGCCGCAGGCTGACCTCGGTCGCAAGTATGCGGACCTGATGACGTGGCGCACTTGGCTGCGCGACAGCCTGATTGACGGCGTGACGCTGGACAACACAGACGCCGTGGCACAGGCGAGCGTGACCTCCACGAACATCGGCACCGATACGTGGGCAGATCAGGACTACCTCACGATCACGGCAAGCGTTGAGGTCTCAAGCGTGGAGGTAATCGCAACCAGTGCCTAATCTTCAGAAGCCTCTGAGCTATCCAGTGATCAGCCACATTGACGTGCAGTTCGTGCCAGGCTCAATCCCACAGGGAGAGTTCGTGGCTGGTCTGCCTGCCGACGGTAGTATCATCAGCGCACCTGTGGTTCAGGCAGAGGCTTGGATCGCAGCAGGAATCGCCAAGCGTGCCGCGACTGCGGCTGAAGACAAGGAGAACGACTAATGCCAGCCGCATCCGCAGGGAACGTACTGTTCAGCAAATTGGTCGCCTTCAAGGAGACCACGCCTGGAACCATCCCAACGCTGACCAGCGGCGGCCGCAAGCTGCTCGTGACGCCAACTGGCGTGATCAGCAACGGCACAACGATTGAACTTGGCACCGAGCGATCCGTTGCGCTTCGCAACCCGCTCATCGGCTCCACCGGCACGATCGTCTCCGTTGAGCCAACACTCAGCGCGACCGTCCCTGCCGTAAGCGTCGGCGAACTTCCACTCTGGCTCTCAATGACGCGAACCGATACGCCTTCAGGCACGGCTGCGCCATACGAGTGGGACTACGACTACTCGATGACGGCGGCGAACTCGCCGACCTCCTACACCTTGATCGCAACCGACGGCACGCAGGCATACTCCGCGAACTACTGCTTGGCTGAGTCAATCACGATCGCCGCAGACCGCAGCGGACTGACGAACCTGAGCGCGAACCTCTTCGCGCAGCAAATCGCCAAGAACAGCGCGACGCTCGCCGAAGGCACGCCGACCTCGCCGTTTATGGCGGGACGCCTCTGGAACGCATTCCAGCACGGCTCAACCTTCCCAGGCACGGCTGACGGAACGGCATACGAGTACCTGCTCGACTTCTCACTTGAGTTCAACGCAGGAGTCACGCGCCAGTCGTACCTCGCAGGCACGACCGTGTTCACGACGCACGCCGAGAGCAACCCATTCAGCGGCACGCTGACGATGACGGTGAGCAGCACGGCGAGCGCAGTCTCCACGTGGTACGACGCTTATCAGGCAGCCACGCCGAAGGGCGTGCGACTGTCGTGGAGCAACGGCACCTACAGCGCACACATCCTTGCGATGATCGTCCCAACGGAAGTTCAGCAAATGGCTGGCGCCGAAGATGGTTTGACCACGATGGCCGTGACTGGCACGCTGGTCTACGACACGGTGAGCGCGAAGAGCCTTCGCATCGTCGTGAACAGCGACTTGGCGGCGTTGCCGTAAGTTCAACCTAGTAGCAGAGGAGGAGGCTAGATGAGCCAGAGCAAGCCACAGTTCCGCACCGTTGAGATCACCCTGTCCGCGCCGTTTGACGGCTGGACAGCCACGATGAAGGCAGAGGGCGTTCCTGCTCGCGTCTTCATTGAGCTGCAAAGCGGCAGCGCCGAGCGCGCGCTGAACGCACTCCAGAAACTCGTGATCACGCACAACTTCCTGACCGAAGATGGCGAGCCGGCGACAGAGGTGCTTGACGCACCGATGGACGCACTGAGCGACGCGATCACCAAGTGGAGCGATGCGGTAGCAGCACTCCCCCCTCGATAAGACTCGACGCCCAGCGGCTGGCGGCGGGTCGTTCACTCACGCCGCACCCGCTGATCGCAGCGCACCTTATCGGCGAGAAGTTCCACATCCCACCGCACGAGGTGCTGGAGTGGGACGCAGGAGACTTCACTCGTACACTGGCTCTGATGTCCGACTTGCAGCCAAAGGAGAACCGTGGCCGCTAACTCGCTTGACCGATTGACGATCTCCTTCAACGTGGACTCGAACTACAAGGCATTGCAGCTCGGCTTCCTTGAGGGAGCGAACCCAGGCGCCTACAAGCGCCTCCTGAGCATTGCCACGCTGAACGCTGCGCGCACGATGGTCAAGCCGATGCGAGCCGAGGCTCCAGTCGGCAAGACCACGAAGTCGCCAGGAAGACTCCGCAAGTCCGTCACCGCACGCCGCGCACGCTTTGGCACACCGGCTGCGGTGGTCGGTCCGAGGGCTGGACGCAGCCGAGACGGTGGTAGTGGTGGAGCGTGGTATCGCTGGTTCGTCACCTCTGGGATCAGCGGCGTGCGCCAGACTAAGAACGGCGCGAAGGCAGTGAAAGCCGTTCCAGCAAACCCATTCGTCACGCGAGTCTCCAAGAATGAAGCGCGCCAGAAGACAGCGATGGAAGCGATGGCGAAGACGGTAGAATCGTTCTTCAACAACGACGCATTCCGCAGGACGATCTTGCGGTTCAAGAGAAGGTGACAAATGGCATTCGGGTCTGATCGTTCAGCGAACTTCGTCATCGCGGCAAAGGACGCCGCGACTAAGCCGATGGGCAACATCGGCAAGGCTATGGGCCGACTCAGGGGAGTGGCTGGCACGGCGTTTAGGGCAATCGGCGCAGCTGCGCTCGCAGCCGGTGCAGCACTCGTAGCCTTCGCCGCAAATGCAGTGATGGCTGCGGCAGATGATGAGAAGGCAACGATCAGGCTGAACGCGGCACTCAAGGCTCGTGGCTTCCAGCTAGATCAACTGTCTCCGAAGGTTGATGAGCAGATCAAGGCGATGCAGCGCCTCGGATTCACCGACGATCAGGTGCGTGATGGGCTAGAACTAGGCTCACGATTCTTCAAGGATCAAGACTCGCTCCTGCGTGCAAATGCCACTGCCGCAAACATTGCCGCAGCAACTGGTATGGAACTGAGCCAAGTGATGCTTGCACTCGGTCGAGGTGCCGCTGGAAGCACACGAGGTCTGCTGAAACTTGGCATTCAAGTGGAGAAGGGCGCAAAGCTCAAGGACATTCTGCGAATCGCTGACGAGAAGTATCTTGGCGTGGCTGAGGAAGTCGCCAACAGCACGAGCGGCAAGTTCGCGGCAGCGCAGATTCGCTTCAACGAGGCGATTGAGAACTTCGGCTACAAGTTGCTGCCAGTGGTCAATGAGGCGCTTGCCTTCTTGACCGAGACTGCTCTGCCTGCCTTTGAGCAACTGATGGAGGACCTCGGACCTATCTTCACCGACCTCTTGGACAACTTTGTGCGGCCGCTGGTTGATTCGTTCGGTGAACTTGCAGCAGTGTTCGAGAGTGCTTCAGGTGGCGTCAGTGTTCTTGAGGCCGCACTCTTTCCTCTCAAAGTGCTACTTACAGCAATCAAGGTCGTCATTGACGGCATCGTTGCAGGGCTGAAGATCATCAAGGCTGTCGGAGACTTCGGAAAAAATCTGCCCAAGCCGCAGGGTGGTGCTGGGTACACGACATCCTATGGCGCAACCCCAATGAACCGCAGTGGTGGCGGAAGCACAACGGTGACTACGAACATCGTGCTTGACAAGAAAGTGGTCGGGCAGACAGCGGCGTCGTATCTTGGAATGCTTGACCCCAACCCTCGCCGCACGCGCCCATAGTGTCAAACCCATACTCGCTCACCATCGCTGGAGTTGGCGGCGGCACCGCAAACCTGCTGACGCTGCCGCTCTCAACCGCTGGCACCACGCCATACGTTGACCTTGAAAGCCTGAATGCAACCGTCAGCGCCGACGGCGGCGGCACAATGTCATTCGAGGTTGTCCAAACTGAGACCCCGATTGCAGGGCCGTGGTGGAAGTCTGGCACGGTTGCAGACAATGCTCGCGTGCAGTTCTTGGACACACGCTATTCATCAGGGACGGCTCTGTTCCTCGGATACATCACAGGCATTGACGCACAGACGCTGGGCAGTGGATTCGGCACGAGGGCAACGGTCACCGTTGCGGACGCTGACGGCTGGCTTGGCAAGACCGTAGTCCGCAAGTCATACACCGGCACAGACATCTATCAGCAGGTTGGCTCATTCAAGCAGGGCGGCACTGCGCTGACCGACCGCGAACATATCGACAAGTTGCTGGCGAGGATTCACGATCAAGTGAACGATGCGACCACGCGCCAGATTCTGGACACCAGCATCATCAGCGGCAGCACTCGTGCGCGCTACTCAGGGACGGCGGTGACGCTGGGCAGCCTTGACTTCAAGGCGACCACCTTGACC